ATGTCTGATGAGACAGCAGAGAAGCTCAAAAAAATTGAAGATACTGGCGAGAAAATAAAGGGCGTTGGTGAGAAAATGACTGTTGGTGTAACGGCACCAATTGTTGCAGCAGGTGCAGCAGGTCTTGCTGCTTTTGGTGAAGTTGATGAAGCCTTAGACACTATTATTACCAAAACAGGTGCTACTGGTGAAAAAGCTGATCAGCTTTCAGAATCCTTTGAAAATGTTGGTTCAAACACACATCTACCTCTTCAAACAGTAGGGGAAGCTATTGGTGAGGTAAATACCCAGTTTGGTTTTATGGGGAAACAGCTAGAGGATTCTACTAATTACTTACTTCAATATGCTGAAATTAATGAAACAGATGTCTCCCAGTCAGCTATTTCCGCAAGACAGGCAATAGAAGCTTACGGTTTAGAATATAGTGATTTAAACAGTGTTCTTGATGTCACAACGAAAACGGCTCAAGATACAGGGCAATCTGTTGACGATCTCATGAAGAAAGCAATTGATGGCGCACCTCAAATTAAGCAACTTGGACTTAGTTTTGGCGAAGGTATAACTTTGATGGGTAAATTTGAGCAGTCAGGGGTGGATTCAGGTGCTGCTTTAAGTAGTTTATCAAAAGCTACGGTTGCTTATTCCAAGGACGGTAAGACACTTTCTCAAGGCTTGGGAGAGCTTCAAAATAAAATAAAAAATGCTAGTTCTGAAACAGAAGCTATCAATGCAGCTGCTGAAATTTTCGGTACTAAAGGTGGACCACGTATGGCAGATGCTATACGTAGGGGAGCATTAGACCTTGGAGATCTTGCAAAATCAGCTGAAAGTAGTGGTGGAACAGTAGGGACAACATTTGATGCTACTCTAGACCCAATTGACAAAGCTGGACAAGCGATGAACAATGCAAAGCTTGCAATGGCAGGAGTTGGAGAAAGTGTACAAGTGAGTCTCTTACCATTTTTTGAAATGGCCACAAATGCCATGCAATCATTTAAAGGATGGTGGGATTCTCTTGATCAAGGAACAAAGAACTGGATAATTACTATTGCAGGAATAGCTGCAGCAGTAGGTCCAGTTCTTGTTGTTTTTGGTACATTAATGGGCTCTATCACCAAAATATATAACGGCATAAAGCTTATGCAATCCGCATTTAGTGTTGTGAGCGCATTTTTAGCGGCTAATCCCTTTGTTTTAGGGATTGCCGCCATAGCATTACTGGTTGCAGGGGTAGTGATTGCCTATAACAAGGTGAAATGGTTCAGAGATGGAGTGAATGCTTTTATTGGGGGAATAAAAAATACTTTTGTTCAAGGATTTAATTTTATTTCTGGGTATTTAGGGAGTGTTTTTGGAGGAATAGTCCAAAATTTTAACAACTTTTTCAATGCAGGAAAACGAGTCTTCAGTGGATTTATTGATTTTATAACAGGAATATTTACTGGAAATTGGGAACAAGCTTGGAATGGAGTTGTAAATATCTTTGGTGGGATATTTGATGGTATTGTTGCAATGGCAAAAGCTCCTCTTAATCTCCTAATCGGCCTTATTAATGGAATGATTGGTGGATTAAATAATATTAAATTACCAAAATGGGTTCCAGGAATAGGTGGAAAAGGTATTGATATACCCCAAATTCCTTATCTTGCGACTGGTGGTCATTTAATTAATGGACAAGCTATCGTAGGTGAAGCAGGACCAGAATTATTGACAGCTAAAAACGGTAAAACAACAGTTACACCTCTATCAGATGATGAGAAACGTAAAGGAATAGGTGGAAGCTACCCTGATCGTACAGTAATTGAACAACATAACCACTTTGGAAGAATCGATGCCAACAATCCAAGTGAAGTTGCAAAAATGAATCGACAAATGAAACGTGCAGCTGACCAAGCATTAAGAGATAGAGGAGGTATACCTGTGTGAATGAATTTTTAAATTTTGATGAACCAAATTTCATATTTAAGGGTATAAATGCATTAGTTGATATGGATTGTATTATTGAAACTGAACTTCCTGACATTCAAGCCCAACCTCGTATTGAAGAGATTTCTATTCTGGGTCGTAGTGGAACATTAACAGAATGGTATGGGGACTATGAACCTTATGATCTTGATATTGGGAAAATTAGTATTCCTTATGAAAATTTACGAAAAGTAAAGCAGTGGCTCAGTGGAGCTGGTCAGTTAATTTCCCATAATGATTATGATAAATACATCGAAGCAGTTCCTTCATTCTCTTCTCCGCTTAAATTTGAAAATGAGTGGGGATGTTTTTATACATTTGAACTTACTTTTCATTGCCAGCCATTCAAAAAAAGAGTAAATGAACAACCTATATTACTGAATAAATCTGAATTATCGTTTTATAATCACGGAGATGTAAAATCATTTCCGAGAATTGAGTTTTATAATTCAAAAAATATTTATTTCAAAATTGTTTGTAATGATGTAGAACTGAGCTTGCCTACTTTATCAGAAGGTAGGGTTGAGATTGATTTCGAGAAAGGAATGGCAGTTCAAAATAATAAACTTGTTCCAAGTATCGGAGAGTGGGGAGAAATTCTTCCAGGTAAAAATAAAGTTTCAGTTTATGGGGACTATGTTGATGGAAAATTATTTATGAGGAGCTTGTATCTTTGAAAAAAATATATTTATATGACAAAATGCCTGGTAATCTCGAAGAAAATGGTCTTCCAATACTTGATTGGCGTGATCTTCCTGAAATTACTCGAAGTTGCAATAATACCTTTTCCTTTTATGGTAATTATCACCTTAGGGGAGAGCATGTAAAACAAATTAAGCGTAAAAAGTACATTAAAGCATTTACTGAAAATGGGACTTATCAATACTTTAGAATAAAAAGTGTGAAGAAAAACTTAAGTGGAGTAGCTATTACAGCAACTCATCTTGGATATGAAGCGAATCGTAACTTTATTCAATCATTGTATGTCCCTAATGGGAATGGTAAGCAAATTATGGCCAAGTTAAAAGAAAGCTTGGCCTTTTCTCAACCCTTTAAATATGAATCAGATGTAACAAGTAGCCACCAGTTTACTGTTAATCAAGCTAATCCTATTGAAGCTATTATTGGCAGCAATAATGGCAACGAAAATCTTTCTAGTATTTGCGATGCTGAGTTAGATATGGATAACTACACTTTGAATTTAAAAGAGAGAATTGGAGAAGATAAAGGATTTCGGATTGACTTTGGTAAAAACCTAGCTGCAATAGAAGAAACAATTGATGATAGTTCTGTGGTCAATCGTCTGTTTCTTGTAGGAGGTGTTCCAGATGATACAGATTATAATAAACCACAGAATCCAGTAACATTCAGTTATTTAAGTGTATCTGGAGTTGCAGAAGAAGATGTGCAAATTGCACGACGAGAAAACAGCGAATGTAAAACTGTTGCGGATTTGAAGAAGTGGGGCCAATCACTTTTTGATAAAGATCGTATTCATGAACCAAAAGTTACACATGAAGTCGATATGGTATCTCTAGAAAATACTTTAGAATATCAAGAACTTTATAGGGAGGTTTCAGGTCTAAGATTTGGGGATACTGTGCATGTATCATTGAAAAATTTAGAAATTGAAGTTCAAGAACGTATGATTGAATATGTTTGGTATCCAACAATTTGTAAATATAAATCAATTGTTTTAGGCAATGATTTAGAAATGTATACCTCATCTATTGAAACTCAAGTAACTTCTGTCAAACAGAAGCTTGAGACAAGGTCAGAAGAACTTATTAGTGCTGTAAACAACGCCACACAATGGATTACGGGAAATAAAGGTGGATATGTCTTATTAGATCCTAAAGATGCCCCTGAAAGAATCTTAATTATGGACAAACCTAATGCCAAGGATGCTAAAAAGGTTTGGCAGTGGAATGTTAATGGACTAGGTTATTCTAGTACCGGAATAAATGGACAATATGGTCTTGCTATGACACGTGATGGTCATATTGTGGCTGATTTTATTAAGGCAGGCACCTTAGAAGGTATTAAGATACGTTCAGTCGATGATAAGTTTATTGTAGAAATGTATAACGGTAAAGTCCGATTCATTAGGAATTTAGGTAATGGAAAAGAAGAAGAAATGGTTGCCTTTACACCATCTCTTAATAATGAAACGGGGCAACTGAATGGAATTGGTTTAATCCAAAATCCTGGTTATAAATTTGCGATTTCTTCAAAAAATTCGGATGGCACCTTTTCAAATGTCGTACGGGTTCCAGCGGATAGTACAGGTAGTAAACCAAAGCTAGAGCTTTTTGGAGATGTTAGTGTTAGTGGGAGATTATTGCTTAATGGTCAAGAAGTAGTCGCAGGTGGTGGTTCTGGTGGTGGAGAAGGAGAGTTCCCACCAGAAATTGTTACAGATCAAGAAAAGAATGCTTGGATAGTTTGGCAGTTCTTGAAATCAAAAGGCTACACTGAACAAACTGCCGCAGGTATTCTCGGGAATATGGATCAAGAATCTGGGGTTATGCCAGATACTGAACAAATAGGCGGTCCTGCTTATGGTTTGGTACAGTGGGACGGTTCCGCTTATCCTCTGGTTCCCCCTGCTACATGGAACGGACGTGAGTATGTCCAAAACTTGATGCGTGCCGCAGGAATTTCTGGGGACTACAAAATTGCTAAAACACAATCACAGCTCTTAGAGTGGTGTATGTTTAATGGGCAATATATTAAAACAAGCAGCTATCCTTATTCTGTTGCTCAGTTTAAAGGATTAACTAATATTTCCACAGCCACAACAGCTTTTGAAGCGAACTTTGAACGTCCTGCAGCGACTCATCCAGAACGTATTCAGCTTGCGATTAAATGGTACAACAAGCTTCACGGTTTGAAACCACCAACTCCAAGCGGAAATTTGAAAGAGCAGTTGGATAAATTCTACAATACCTATAAAGAACGTTACGTTCAGAATGGGCAGTGCGTAGGATTGACAACTGCATGGATGGCAACACTCACCGCAAATAAATACGGCATGACACCGTGGAATTCTCAATCTACTAATCCAGATGGCTCTCCAACTTCTGGAAATCCACGCTGGAATTATGAAATTAATATCGGTGATGGAATTTCGGCTGCGACAATCGGTACATTCGCACCGCCTCCAGGTTGGACTAAAATTATCCCTCAGAAAGCAGAAGATTGCAAAGCGGGGGATATTTTTTATGTCGGAACGGATAGCGGAATCTCTACAGGCCATACAGGAATTGTCTATGAAGATGGGAAAAATGGAAGAGTTCCTACACTTGACCAGAACTTTCTTAATTCTCCTGTGAGGTGGTTTGATGGTGGTCCAAGTAGTTCATGGGGGCTTTATAACTGGTTCTGTATTTGGAGAAAGAACACATAAGGAAAGGAGAAACAATTGAAAAAATGGAATGTCACACTTTCCACAACGGAGCCCTATAACTATGTAGGGATCATCAATGTCCGTCAAGGGAATGTCAATAGTGAAGTGATGGAAGCACAAATTGTGCAAAATGGTTTACCTTTAGATCTCACAGACTGTACGGCAACTTTTCAAGCATTTCTAGGTGGAGAACATGTTGTGGAGCGTTCTTGTAAAATTATTGATTACAAGAAAGGAATTGTGCAATATACTTTTGATGAATATACTCTACAATCTCTACATAGACAGAAAGCCAATATTGCTTTTTACAAAGGTGAGGAAGAGATTGCGACCACTCAAGATTTTACTTATTTTGTCATCCATGCTGTATCTAAAACACCTGGAGAGATGGGCTCTTATTGGCAAACTGCAGAAGACCTTCTCAATGACATGAAAGACTACCTCAATGCAGGAAAAGGAGATTTTGAGGATTGGTTTAATTCAATAAAAGATATTTTAGAGTCTATTGATCCAGGTGGAGTTTTACTCGGTAAAGTTGTTGCTTTTGAAAAGCTCATTAGTGAAAGGGTGCCAAACGGTGCATGGTTCTTCATTGAGCATGATTCAGAGTATCAACCAGAAGTTAAGGTTACTTCTTATAAAAACCCAATAGGCACTGAAGAAGGTGGACTTGATACAGGTCCTTCTTTTGGTGGAGAAACTATTTCAGTTGTTCCTACATTTATTGGTTATGATCGAATGAAAATTAAAATTGATATTCCGAGTTCATTTGCTTTAGCAGGGGAAGTTGTTATTGAGGGGAATACTTTACTTATCATTGATGGTGAGAATGTCCTTAATTTTACTCTGGAAGGAGCAACTATCACTAATGGTGGAGTTACAAATAAAATATAAAGAAGAGGAGAAAAAATGGCAAAACTTAAGAAAATCTATCGGGGCATGCAAAATGGTGCAGAGACAATTAATGATAATTTTGAAACTTTGACAAGGGACACAGGATGGAAAGATATAGAAGTGATGAATGGTTTTAAGTCAGGAACCTTCCCAGCTCAATATCGTATTTTAAATGGTTGCCTTTACTTGAGAGGACGTATAATTACAGTCACTACTACTTCAGGAACAGGCGTTCAGTTTGGAAAAATTCCAGTTTCTATTAGTCAACAACATGAATGGCTTGGAGGGATAATTGGTTCTGAAACTACGGTGCGTATGAGTCTTTCCACTAGTGGAGCTCTCACTCTGACACCTATAGGAGATATGGGGAATGCCTATCAGATAGTAGGGTTTGATACTAGTTTTCTAGTAGATTAGAAAGGGAAAAAGTTTGGAGGAGCAAGCATGGCGAGAAGTGCTCGAACGGTTAGCTCGAATTGAAACAAAGTTGGATAACTATGAAACAGTTAGAGATAAAGCAGAACGAGCGCTTTTAATAGCCCAATCAAATGCAAAACTTATAGAAAAAATGGAAGCCAATAATAAGTGGGCTTGGGGCTTTATGCTTACTCTTGCCATAACTGTTATTGGATATTTATTCACTAAAATTAGATTCTGAAGGAGAGTAAAATGAATCAAATCAATTGGAAATTACGTTTAAAAAGCAAAGCTTTTTGGTTAGCTTTACTACCTGCTCTATTCTTGCTAATACAAGCTATAGGAGCGCCATTTGGCTATAAGTGGGACTTTGTTATTTTAAATCAACAACTTGCTGCAGTGGTTAATGCTGCTTTTGCGCTATTAGCAATTGTTGGAGTTGTTGCTGACCCAACGACCAGTGGTCTAGGAGATAGTGATAGAGTCTTAAATAAAGATAAATCAGAGGAAAACAAATGAAAAGATTAATTAAAAAGGCTGCCATTGGAATGGTAGCTTTCTTTGTTGTTGCAGCAAGTGGACCAGTATTTGCGGCAGTAGGCGACCAAGGTGTCGACTGGTCAAAATATAACGGCTATCAAGGAAACTTTGGTTATGCCAATGACAAATTCTCAATCGCACAAATTGGGGGAACCTATGGCGGGTATTATGTGGACCAGTTGACTTATAACAGTCAGGTTCAAAATACACTGGCCCAAGGAAAACGAGCACACACTTATATTTGGTATCAAGTAGGTGGCTCTATTGAACTTTCCAAAGGCGTGCTTGACCGATACTTGCCCCAAATTGCAACACCAAAGGGCTCTATTGTCGCTCTTGATTATGAGAGTGGGGCGAGTGGAAGTAAGCAGGCGAACACAGATGCTATTCTTTACGGAATGCGCCGTGTGAAAGAAGCAGGATATACACCAATGTATTACAGCTACAAGCCTTACACAATTGCAAATGTGGACTACAAACGCATTATTAAAGAATTTCCTGGATCACTTTGGATTGCGGAATATCCAAACTATGAAGTAACTCCAACACCAAACTGGAATTTCTTCCCAAGTATGGATGATATTGGTATTTTCCAATTTACCTCAACTTATGTTGCAGGGGGATTAGACGGTAATATTGACCTTACAGGTATCACGGATAATGGATATGATGGAAAAGTACCAGATCCTCTACCTACACCAAATCCAACTCCAGAACCTACTCCAACACCAAGTCCAAGCAATAAAACTTACATTGTACAATATGGCGACACGTTGAGCAGCATTGCTTATAGTTGGGGCACCAGCTGGCAAGAATTGGCCCGTCAGAACGCTTTGAGTAATCCTAACCTTATTTATGCAGGTCAAGCAATCAGCTACTCAGGCGGCTCAAATGCGGCAACAGGCGGAACTTATACTGTACAATACGGAGACAATCTCTCAGTTATTGCACAACGTTTAGGCACAACTGTGCAGCATCTTGTTTCAAGTAACGGTATTCAAAACCCTAACTTGATTTATGCAGGTCAAAACCTAAATTATTAATATAAATTTACCCCTAGCCATAACGGTTAGGGGTGTTTTTATTTGTTGTGTTGTAAAAAAATTAATCGATAACTATAGAATAAAGTATTATATAGTTATCGATTAATTTTTAATACCTCTGGGAAATTTTTCTCTATTTTGTTATACTTATACTTAAAGAAAATTTGTAGGAGATACACGTGAGAATCGAACTACCATCAAAGATGAAAAAAGAGACCATCCCGAAATTAACACATGATGTGTTTGATAGCGAGTTACAGCCTAAATCTAATTATTTTGAATTTGATTTTAAGAAAGTTGATTTTATTGAACCAGGGGGGATTGTTGCACTTACAAATATAATTTCTTTGCTTCAGCATAAGGGTGTCAATGGTATGCTAAAACTAGGAGGGGATCCAGGGAGTAAAAAACATCAACAAATGTTGAATTATCTAGCAGATTCCCATTTCTTTATACGGAAATTTAACAAAGAAGCTGTAAAAAAGCCAAGTAATCTTCCGGACCTATTACCTTTAGAAGAAATAAATTTCTCTAAAATTTTTTCGTGGAAAGATTACAAGTTAGATTTTTGGCTAAAAAATAATACTCAAAGCAGTTCTTCGTTTTCTAATATTAAAACAGTCGTTGAGGAAACTTATAACAATATCAAAGATCATTCAACAGAGGATGTTGGTTGCATATTTGGTCAATTCAATTCTAGAAAAGGTGAATTTGTTTTATGTATTTCTGACTTTGGGATAGGAATCCCCAACTCTCTAAAAAACATATGTCCAGGCCTGGAAGATAATGAACTGCTGGAAAAATCTATAATTGAAGGCGTTTCAACTAGGACCACACCAAGGAACAGAGGTGCAGGATTAAGTAATATTGTTAGAAGTGCAACAAAAAATGGAATCGGCAAGGTTTACATAATGTCAAATTATGGTATTATAGAAGTAGAGAACGAAGAAATTATTTTATCAAAGACAACTAATAAATTTTATCCAGGGACATTTATTGAAATAACAATAGACGTAAATAATCCTGATTTATATGATTCAGAAATGGAGGAAGAATTCGAATGGTGATTTTGAAAATTAAAGATTTGCTTGAAACACATTATACTAACTCTGACGGAGAACGATTGAATCAATATATTTTGAAAGAATTTAATAAGAATAATCCAGTGACAATCTCTTTTGATGGAATTACAGAAGTAAACTCTTCATTTGTGAACTCTGCGTTTATTCAATTATTGGAGGAAGACTATAATTTTGACTATATCAAAAAGAACCTTACATTTAGTAACACGAATAAGCAGATAAACTCACTTATTTTGAGTAGATTTAAATTTGAAACTAGTAAACTAAAATAA